GTTCGAATCCTGCTCGGTTCACTAACGGGGTAGTTCAGTAGGTAGAACACTTCGGCATAACTTACGATGGAAAGCGAGGGAGTAATTTACCTGAGCAAGTAGATGCATATACCAATTGTAAGGTCGAAGAGGACGAGGGTTCGAGTCCCTCCCCTTAGCTTTTAGGACTCTTAGCTCAGATGGTTAGAGCAACTGACTCATAATCAGTAGGTCACAGGTTCAAGCCCTGTAGGGTCCACCTAGTAATAGGAAATGCCTCGGTGGTGGAATTGGTAGACACGCCGGACTTAAAATCCTGTGGCCTGAAAGGCCGTGCCGGTTCGACCCCGGCCCGAGGTACTAATTTAAAAAAGAAGATATGACTACAAATTTAACAATTGCAGTTCTCAAGATTCAAAAAGTTATAGAGTCTTGTGTTACGGAAGCTCATATTGAAGGAGCTAAAAGAATGGTTAATAATTTTGCTAAACAATACTCAACTCCTGCTGGAAAGATGTTTGGTGATCAGCTATGGACATTTGCTCCTGGAGCAGCAGAAGCTTATAATGAGTTATGGTTAACTGTAGTCGAAAAAGAAAAGTCTATAAGCGTATGAAAAGAATATTAATATTACTATCACTTATCCTTTTATCAGGATGTTGTAAAGAAGAACTAGAGGACGTAGTCATAATTGATCCAGAACCTCCAGTTGAGACAACCTTAGGGAATTATGGTTACCCTAATTACAGTTACATAAATCAATCAACCGGTAAGAATGTATTTAATAGGGTCAGTTCTGGAAGGTTTCTTTCTAGAGAAGAAATGGAAGAGAAGATAAATATCTATAATGGTGAAACAGAAGTATACTTATTAGGAGATCAATCTTACGCATTATTTGACTACGATGGAGATGGTGACTTAGATTTATTTGGATGGATGGTAAATATATCTCCTGCAACTTCAGTAGGATATGTCTCAGGTCCTGGTAGATGGGTATGGTGGCCTAATTATGAAGATGTTAATTCTACTCCTACATACTTTGAAAGTCCTATTTGGTTTGCTGCTGGTTTTGAGATAAATGATTTTAATGGAGATGGTATCTTAGAACTTTTATGGCAGAACTCTAATCATCACTCTGATGGTAATGGAGGATACTATACAGATCATTACCCTCTAATAATTACTTATCTATCGGAAAATAACATTACAGAAGTTACCGTTGGTGATCCTACCTCAGTTCATGATATAGCTACAGGTGATTTAGATAATGATGGAGATATAGATATTATCTCTCCTGAATGGAAGTACGGTTCTTTTGATCACATATCAGTTCCTATATTTCATTTCAATGACGGTAATGGAAACTTTACTTCATCTAATACTAATCTAGCTGAAAGTGTTGAATTTCTAAATCATAATTCTAGATCTGATATGATATTTACTTCTATTGCAGCATTCGATGTTAATGGAGATAATCATTTAGATATCATTTCAGGATACTCAAACGGGAATACTCCAGACCAAGGTCAGGTATCCTTATACGATTCTACAAACTACAGACCAAATGATATTCAAGTATGGTATGGAGATGGTTCTGGAGACTTTAGTTTAAATAATGGATTTCATATTCCTATTACTACTCCAATTGAAGCTACTTTAGCTAATGTTAATACTAGCTCACAGCTTGGAAGTAATTTTGTAGATTTAGATTACGATGGCTTTCCGGAAATGGTAATGATAGAAACTTACGACTACGCTGGATGGGGTATAAAAGTATATAAGAATTTAAACGGTCAAGGGTGGATGGATAAAACATCATACTATGTTACTAATCCTGTACAAATGCATTCAGGAGCAAACGGTCCTTTTTCTCAACAACAACCTGGAGATGTAGGAATGTCATATGATTTACAAATTATAGATATTGACAATGATGGTGATTTTGATTTGATGCCATCTTTTCCTTCTCATGAAGATATTGCTAGTACTACTAGAGTAGCTTATTGGAAGAATAATGGAGGAACATTTACCTTAGTTAAGTTGGATAATTGATTAAATATTCATATATTAAGGTATATTAATAATTAAATAATAAAGGTTATGTCAAAAGCAGAAAATCATTATCAAGAATGGCCTCTCGAAGAGTGCCGACTTTATTTTAAACGTTACTTTGAGTTAATAAAAAATAAAGATGTAAAGACAGTTCGTCAAATTATTGCTGATGAGTTTGGAAGAACTCGAAGTGCAATTGGTTTTAAAGAGAGAGAAGTTGTTGGAGTTTTAACTGAAGGTCAAGAAGGTATTTATACCTATGGTGAAAATATGGTTAAAGCAACTCAAGAAGCTCTAAAAGAATCAGGAATGACTCCTACAAGATTTAGAATGTGGTTTGAACCTTAATAGATTATGTACGTAGCTAAACCACAAACTCCAATAACGGTTGTATATACAATCAATAAAGGTATTAAGAAGTACATTAAAACCTTTCGAGACTTGAGATGTCCTGATCCTATTATTTCTCCAAGATCAAAGAAACTTCCAGAAGGAGCAGTCATTCATGATATAGGAGTAGGAGAAGTATTCATAGAACACTATAAAAAGAAACATAAGATTAAATAATGCAAACATTCCTTCCTTATAAAGACTTTAGAAAATCTCTTGAGAGCTTAGACGACAAACGATTAGGTAAACAGAGAGTTGAGACTTCTCAAATACTAAATGTTATATTAGGTCGCCCTAAGAAGGATGGTACGCCATATAAAGGCTGGTTAAATCATCCATGCTCAGTTATGTGGAGAGGTTATGAGAATGCTTTAAAGGAGTATCTTAATGTTAGTATAGATGTATGGAAGGCTAGAGGTAAAAATAATACTATGCAGAAAGAAGCTATCGAAGGTAAATTAGAAATGCCTTGGTGGTTAGGAAAAGAAGAACTGCATTCATCTCATAGAGCAAATCTATTAAGAAAAGATCCAGAGTACTACAAAAAACATAACTGGAAGGAGAACCCAGAAGACCCTTATGTATGGCATGACAAAGAAGGCAAATGGTATAAGCAGTATGTAGGTATTCCCAGAAAAGAATATTTTTAAAAATAACTTAGTTAGTAGTTGCTTTTCCGGATTAATATTCATATATTAAGGTATATTAATAATGAAGGTTATGACAATTAAAGCAAGAGTAGGTTGGGAAATCGCAGATGGCCAGTTCATGTGGGATATGGGTAAGAATTTTAATAATAAAGTTGATGCTCAAAACTGGGTTGATACTTTGTTGAAGACTGGCAATTTTGATGCTGGTCAAGTAGAAACAATCAAGTAGTATGACATTACAAGAAGTAAAAAAAGTTATCGAAGAGGTTTATCCAAAGATAGAAGCTCATTATGGGTATTCTAAGTTTACTCCTGAATGTACTCCTTATGTAGAAACTCATTATAACATCTATGCTCGTTATAGCGGAGAAGAGGAAGCTCAAGGAGAAGAGGATGGATGTCATGCAGAGTATGATAGAACAGATAACAGTATTGTAATATACTGGCCTAACATGAAAAGTCGAAAGCATGTTATTGAAACGTTGGTTCACGAATATCAACATTACCTTCAATCTCCGTCTTGGATGAAAAGGTACTACGATATGGGATATAGATATGACAATCACCCATATGAAGTAGCAGCATATAAAGAAGAAAATAACTGGAAAATATTCAGTTAATTAGTTGCTTTTCCGGAAAGTTCTTCTTATATTAAGGTATATTAATAATAAAGGTTATGACAAATACAATTAAAATCAACACGGTTAAAATGTCGGAATTGACTTTCGACTCACAATTATTTACTCCTATGAAGTCTGGTAGAGTTATTGACTCTCACTTCTCTTCTGAAGGTGGATTGATGAAAGGTACTAACTACGCTATCGTAGGTGATCCCGGTATTGGTAAAACTACAGTAATGCTTGATATGCTTGCTGACTTACAATCTAAAGGTCAAAAGGTTTTGTTTATCTCTGGTGAGATGAATCAGATCGATATGTACGGATACGTTAAAAGGTTTCCTAAGTTCGGTCAATTGCCTATCTTGTTTATGGGTGATTACACTGAGGATAATAACTTGGATGTTCTTAAGTCTATCTTATCAGAAGGTTGGGATACTGTTTTGATCGATAGTATGGCTGAGGTACAGAATGCTGTAGTTGATACTACTAAAGGATGGATGTCTTCTAAGAAAGCTGAGACTGAATTGCTTAATTTATTTGAAAAGCATAACTTAGGAGAGAATGAGTCTAAGACTAATACTTCATTCTTGGTTATTCAGCAAGTTACTAAAGGCGGAGAGTTCGCTGGTAGTAATAGATTCAAGCATATGATGACTGGTATGGCTCATATGAAATGGACTAAAGAAGGTGATAGAACTTTCTTCTTCTCTAAAAACCGTAGAGGTGGAGATATGTCGAAGAGAATGTTTAACTTAAGTACTCCTAACAGAGTTGGATGGTTAGGTACTTACGTAGATGAGGCTTAAAATAAAGTTGCCTCCCCGAGATATTATTCATATATTTAAGTATAATTAAAAACAATAAAGGTTATGTCAAATTTAAAAGTAGGTACTTACAAGTACGCATCAACAGAGATCAAAGGATACTCTAATTCACAAATTGCTAAGAATGAAACTAATGACTGTTTCGTAAGAGCGGTAGCTTCTGCTACAGATGTTAATTACGATACTGCTCACCAGTACGTTAAAGAGGTCTTCGGAAGAGAAGATAAGAAAGGTACTGAGTTTACTAACATGGTAATGATGAAGCTAGAAGAAGATGGAATGCTAATTGGTAATAAGAACGTTAAGGTACGAGTATTAAGTACTAACGAGATTACTAATAAGTATAAGCTTCACGGTGAAGTTATCAAACGTAAGAAGACTGTTAAATCGTTCATCAAGGACTATTCTAAAGGAACTTATATTTTAGGAGTATCTGGTCATGCATTTACAGTTAAAGATGGTGTGTTAGTAGATAATGTAGGAGAAGAGTTTAGACCTACTAGAAAAGTACAGAGTGCTTTTAAAATTGACACTCCTAAAGAAACGTCTAACCAATTAACTTTATTTTAATATGAAGAAGACTACGGACGATAGTAGATTAGGGCAGGGTAGAAGTAGACGCCAACTAGAATCAAGTTATAAGATTCTAGGTTGGTCCTGCTTAGGCTTGATAGCTTCATTACTGATAGCAGGTATACTAACTTACTTTAATATAGGATGAGCAAGTTAGATTTCTATCCTTATCTTACTCCTTCGGACATTCTTAAAAATGGAGCGTTCGGAGGATCGTACTTCGGTGTTGAAGACCTGAAAGGTGATTATGATTATCAATCTCTATTTCTGGAAACCTTAGCTGATGTACCTGCTAAGTACTACTTAGGAGATAAGTATAGACCTAAAATGAATCTATTCAAAGTAAGGAGTGGTATGGATTATCAATACTGGACTGAAATGAAATGGATGCACCCAGATGATCCTTATGGATGGTTTGAATGGTATTTAAAATACTTTAACGGAAGAAGGCATGAAGATGATGAAAGGCAGATTAGAAGATGGCAAGACTTCTGTGGAGTGAATGGTAGATGGAGAAAGAGAATCTATCAAAGAATATATGAAACGAAAGATTGGCAAGTAAGCCCTCGCATTCAACAATCATTATTGCATTGGGGTTATATGGTTAATAAAAGTGATTACGAGCAATGGTTAACATTAAATAATAAGTTATGAGTGAATATGTAAATCGATATGGTGATAAGTTCACCTTTCAAAAGAATGATAGAGGGAACATTCAATGGAGTGGAGACTTTGAATATGTAAGACATGGGTTTAAAGATAACCCGGAAGACCTTACTATGGTTGATCCTTCAGGAGGACCTTATATAACATTAGAAATGGATCTAGCACTTTACGGTTCAGAAGGTATAGTGAAAGGATTTATTCAGAACGATAACGGATACGAATTAGTTACAAATGGATAGAATACATAAAGCAATCGAAGAGTCATTGATAGAAGATCTCAAGGGTTGGGGTTTTGATATTGATGCATTAGAGGAGAGCGAGGGGGCGCTGTCTTCTCTCTCGACGAAGTCGCCACGCGCAGATTTAACAGAAGAAGAGTGGTGTTCATATAGTGGAATGCCTTCACCTAAATTTTATGAATGATGAAAGAAGAAGATTTAATAAGCTTAGGCTTTAAAAGAACAGATGTAAGTAAAGAAGAGAGTGGTGATAAAGCTTTCTATTACTACACAAGAGACTTTGGCCTTAGTAGAGGTATAAGCCTTATTACTCCAGCCAATACAGATGTATTAGAAGGAGAATGGACAGTAGAGATATTTGAAGATGATAGTATATGCTTCTTTGACTATCAGGATGTATCAGACTTTATTAGAATAGTAGAGAAAGGTATTGTGCGGTGAGATGGATATGGAGGTTGTGGGCCAAGGCATTAGGAGAGAAGATAGGAGATACAAGAGAGGCCGATAGAGTAGCGTTGATAAGAACGTTAATAGTACTCCAGGCGGTAATAACAAATGCATTTATAGTATGGAATATATTAAGAAGATGGTAAAAGACATATGGAGAGGCCTTACAATAGCCACTAAGAACTATCTAGATGGCAGAACAGGATGGGGTAAGTTTTGAGAGGGCGCTTTTGTCTCTCATAACCGCAGGTTGCCACGCGCATATTTAACAAACCTTCCACCCTTAACCCTATAGAACAATATGGCCATATATGGTGTATGCATAAGCAGAGCTTATGTCTCTGGGTAGTTATAGACTTTGGTGATAGTTAGATGTATAGAAGGTAATACACTAAGAGAGAGACTATTAATAATAGTGAGTGTATATATTCATATAAAGCTATAATCATATAAACATATAAAAATATATAGGTTGTATAGAATAATATAGGGTAGGTGTATGGATTTTAACAGTGAAACATCAGGCTCGTCCCACCCCCTAACATATTTTTTCTCTATATAGGCAAAAAAAACCGTACGGACAGTTGGATATATGGAATATTATTCGTATATTTACATAGTAAAATAAAGGTAATAAAGGTTATGACGTATTCAGACAAAGTAAAACAATCAAAGAAAGTATTGGAGGCTATAATGGGCCTAGAGCCGGAAGGTGAATTAAAGGTTACCTACGGCAAAGGCTTTAAAGGTAAGCCTAATGAGTATACTATCAGGGCCTATAAGTCATATAAGGATGAGGTTACATATAGTATATGGTCTTCCTTCCAGGGTATGAATATAGATAAGATAGGCAAGACTACCATGAGAGGATATACTTACGATATGATGTCCCAGCGTACGTCATATGTCTTTCCTTTATATAAGCTTAACATCATTAATAAATAATCTATATATGGCATCTATTATTAAATCTATTATAAGGCCTATAGTACGTAACTGGGATACTATAGCATCATTTCTATTTGTAGCTCTAGTGTTCTACCTTCTATACTTCTCTCTATGGATCTTTTGTCCGTGCTAGAGTTGGTTAATTGATTTATTTTTCGTATAAAGTCTCCTTCCGGAATCCTTGCTAAGTTGGCCGGCCATTTGCCTGTATGGTGAAGGCATGGTGACATAACAGTGACAGTATAGTTCCCTAAGGGGTTGGTAGTCTGCATTTTTCTGCCATACCTATTTGCATAAATCTGATAGATTTTGAGTATATAGTAATATATATTTATATATTGTACCTATCCATCATCGTCAAAGTCCTTACTTCTTTCATATAGCCATACCATTATAAGAGCCGTACCTATAATATATCCAAAGAAAACCCATAATGGAGCTGATACTATAAAGTTCCATATACCATATGTGATAGCAAGTACTATAATCCAGCCTATTATACCTTCCCAGTTTATTCTCATGTTCTCATTACCCTTTGATATGCTAATTCATATGTCTCATCTAGTGTTAACTTAGGAAACTCTTGTTTTACCCGCTTTATCTCGTCGAATAACGCTTCTCTTTTACCTAACTCATAGGCAGAATACACTAAGTTCTCTAAATTTGACATGCTTTACCTTATTATACTATTAATATATGAACTTTTTACCGGGTTTCCAACAGATATTGGGGAAAAAATTCCGAAAAAATTTTAGGTATATAGGGGATTACTTCATATCTTGTAGGTATCGAAACTATTTATCAGTATGCAACCATTGGACCCACATACTCTCTTCTCTCTCTTTGAAAAAGGGGATGAGGAAATCTACGAAGAGCATGGAGTACAGGATACTCTTAAGAATCCTTATGTACTTATGGGTATGGTGCTAGAAGGTATGCATAATTACTACATTATGGACATGATGTACTTGAAGAGATACCCAGAAAAGTATAAAAACGTGAGATCTATCACGAAATATAAGTATTTTGAGAAGCTCTACGGGTATTTACTTAGGATTAACAGTAAAAAGTTCGAGGATATCTATAAAATCGGTGAATCTTTCGAAATTGCCACTGTTTTTAAGGGTTTAGATGACTTGAGAGAGTATTTTCAAGGCATAGAGCACTATGAAAAGTGTCAAACTATCAAAGACTACCAAGATTTACTAATAGAAGCTAATTTTTTATTGAGAAAAATAAGAAAATAGTTGCCTAGTAACTTAATTATTCGTATATTAAGGTATATTAATAGTTAAAATAATAAAGGTTATGTTTGATTCAGTATTAAGATTTTTTACATGTGGTTTATCGGGAGATGAATGTGCTATTATTCTTCGTAATGGAGAAGAGATATGTGTAACAGCAGATGAGGCTTGGGATATAGAGGCTCAAAGCCAGGCTCGACATGATAAATACCAATTAATGTGTGAAATAGGTTAATATGAAGAAGGTTTGGATATACGGCTGTTCTTTTTCTCTATTATTTCAAGATAATGAGGATGTACCTACTATGACTCTAAGTGATAGTTGGCCTCATATAGTTGCTAGTAAAACAGGTTATTCTCTTAAAGAAAGAGCGGAGTGTGCTGCTGGTTGGGGTACTATAAGAGGTAGAATAGAAAGAGATATAGCGGATAATGTTATCAGTAAAGAGGATATTATTATAATAAGTCCTTCTTTCTTTGGTAGATCTACTTCTCCTTACTTTGAAGAGACGTTACATCTATATGCTCAATATGGAATTGATCCTGATGAGGCTGCTGCTTTAAATGTAAATGGTTTTTGTGCTACTCTTAGGTTATTGAGAGAGGCAGGTTATAAAGCTTATGGATGGTGTTGGAGTAAAGATGGTATTATATTTAGAAGAGCTTTTAAATGGTTAGAGAGTATAGATGACTTATTAATTAAGGCTCCTAATGGTAGTATATATTTTGAGGATTGGATATTCGAAGATCCTAATAGGATGTATGTACCTGGTAAGAAGTTAGAAGAATCTAAATGGACAGGAGATAGTCATTTTGGTAAACAAGGTCATAAAGAGATGGCAGAACATTTAATAAAAACAATACCATGGGAATAAAAAGAATAACAATAGAAGAAGCTCAAGGTCTAATCAAAGTCTCCGAGGACTATACTAACTCAGAAGCTGCCTACTTCACGTTAACACCTTCTGATAAAGGAGATGGATGGGAATCAGTAACGTATTATACTAACCGCCCTAAGAAGATCTCTATACCTAAAGGGATGACTGGCTGTCAATACGTATATGTACTATCCAATCCTCTTATGCCTGGTATAGTAAAGATAGGCTTTACAAAGAATAAACCGTCTGAAAGGGTAAAACAAATTAATAGTGCTACCGGTGTAGCTCAAGACTTTATAGTAGAATGGGCGTTACCATGCTTTAATGCACATGATGTAGAAAAACAAGTACACCTATATCTAGAAGAAAATGGATTTAGAGTATCTAAAAATAAAGAGTTCTTTAGTATCTCTGTTAACGAAGCTAAGTCTGTAGTAGAAAGAATAGGAGAACCTTATAAAATGATTAACAATGAATAATAGTAGAAAATTTTCGTGGCAACTTCGCGCGTTTCGCGCGGCGGCCGTCGGCTTTATATTTGCCCTCACTTCCTGCACACCTGAACCAATCGTCCCTCCAACCTGCGAGTCTGGTGATTGTAATGCTTATATAGAGTTTTATAGAGAGAAGGATAGTAACGGGTATTATCATGTAGAACTAGATTGGACGGGTGAGTATCTACCTTACTTTTACGTAGATGCTTATGCAGATAAAACAGATCGTTACTATAGGTATAATGATGCTGCTGTTGCAACGGCCGAGTTTACTAGTAATACATCTTGGGTTATAGGAGATACTTTAGTTATACAGCAAGTACTATATGATCCTTTTGGATTAGTTGATCAGGACGGAATACCGCTACCGGCAGGTTATAATGATCTAAACTTAACTCAGTTTGAAGGTATAGAAGTAAATATAGCTCAATCTTCTCCTATATACTTTCACGATAAACCAGAAGGATATAAGACGAGACGTTACTTAGGTCCATTTATTCCTCAAATGATAGGTGATACTATAAGTGTTTATATGAAGGTATTTTGGGATGCAGGTAATGAATCTATAGTGAAAGATCATTATGTTGAAAAATTTATTGTAGAATAGTTGCCTTTCTGCCTTAAATTTAATATCTTCGATATATGTTATATAAGATAATATATTAAATATAATAAAAAATATATTAATAATCATATAATAACAATATAAATAAAAATAATAATATTAATAATTAATAATAAATTTTAAAAGGTTACGTATGTTAGAAGCAGAACAAATTAGTAAGAATTACGAGAAGCATTTAAAGATTATAAACCACTATCTTTCCGATGAGAGAGCTACTAAGGTAAAAGCTATGTTAGACCACTTAGGTGAGAACTATGTAATGGCTCCTGCTAGTAGTAAGACTTGGTATCATAATGCTTTCCCTGGTGGTTATATTGATCACGTGAATAGGGTAGTTCAATTTGCTTTTAAACAAAAGGCTTTATATGAGGAAATGGGAGGTACTATTGATTTTACTGATGAGCAATTAGCTTTCGCCGCCCTCTTCCACGACTTAGGTAAAATGGGTGACGGAGACGCACCTAATTATATACCTCAGACGGATAAATGGAGACAAGATAAGCTTCAAGAGAAGTATACATATAATCCAGACCTACAATTTATGCTTATACCAGATAGATCTCTGTTTATACTACAGAAATTTGGTATTCAAGTAGACATGTTAGAGTTCTTAGGTATTAGACTACATGATGGAGTGTTCGATAAAGCCAATGAAGCATACTTCTTCAGTAATATGGAGTCATCTAGACAGAAAACATCTATCATATCAATTCTACATACTGCAGACTTCCTTGCTTCTAAAGTAGAATACGATATGTTTAAAAGAAACGGCGGTTCTACTGCTCAAAAAACTAAAAAAACTAAGTCCACTACAGGAAGAACAGTTAATTCTTCAGAAGGTCTTAGTAAAATGCTAAAAAATCTATAATATGGACATTAACCCAACACTTTTTTACACAATTTCCGGAATTTTAGTTGCTATTATACTTTTTTTATCTTATCTTATAAGAAATCTATTGTTGAAAAACGAAAAATATGAAGATATAACGATAGATCAAACCCAATATCTTCAGAGAATCTCAAATATTATAAGAGATTCGCAAAAGCACCTACAAAGCCTAGATGAAAAAGGGGTATTTCAAGGAGACGATGAGGTCGGTTATTTTTTTGAACAAATGAAAGAAGTACAGAACGAGCTAAACACATACATGCTCCCGGAAAACTATGGCAAGAAAGAAATCCAAAGCTAACTATTTTACTAAAGAGACAGAAGAGTATATAGTTAAGTATAATAATTCTACAGATATAGAATATAGGAACAAGATATTTACAGAACACATCTACATTCCTTTTTATAAGCTAGCAGAAAACATTATCCACACATTTAAATTCTACTATACAGATGTAGAGCAGATAGAAGATCTCAAACATGAGATCGTTTCTGTTTTAGTAGAAGAGAAAATATCTAAATTTGATCCTACTAATGGTGCTAAAGCATATTCATACTTTGGTACAATTGTAAAACGTTGGTTAATTAATTATAATAATAAGAATTATAAGAAACTAAAGCAAATAGGTAGCTTTAGCGACATGGAAGAATCCTACGAAGGAAACCCAACCCAACATCTAGATAGTGATCAATCAATCACATTATCTCAATTTATGGATTCCTGGATAGAGCAGTGCTATGAGAACTTAGAAGAGACTTTTACTAAAGAAAGTGAAATCAAAATAGCTGATGCAGTCCTAACGATATTTAAGACTAGAAACGATTTAGAGATATTCAAGAAGAAAGCATTATATATTTATATAAGAGAAATGACTGATTGTGATACTCCCTACCTTACAAGAGTTATAAATGTACTAAAAGAAGACTTTAGACAAAAATATCAGAAACTTTATGATCAAGGACTAGTTTCAACTATTCCATTGTAACTCTATTTATAATAAAAACATATTATGAGTTTAGATAAAGAAATATTCAAAGGTAAAACTCTATCTGACCTTTTTGGTGAAATCTATGACAACTCAAAAGAAACTAAAGGGCAAGTAAAAGGCCTTATTGGAGAATTAAAACCTCTTATTGAAAATATTGGAGACGCTACTCTCATTGTTCCTATGATTAAGGAATATATGGAGATAGGAGTTAAGAATGATGAAGCTTTAATTAAGCTTGCCACCATTATACAGAGGATAGAATCAGCACAAGCTAAAGGAGATTCAAACGAATTTGACTTCTCAGAGCTACAAGACTTATTAGACGAACAAGAGCAGATCGAAAAAGAAGTAGATTCTGTAGAAAAACAATCTGACGAAGAAGATGCCGTATAACTATGGATTTGGTGTAAGTAGCGGAGGCGGCTCTGGAGGCGGTGGAGGTACAGGAGGTACTGACGTTGTCTTTGGTAGAGTAGTTGAAGTTGTATATGATGGAAACTCAGAAGCTTATGACAGGTATGATAAATCTAACTCTATTAATGGAGTAGTTTTTAGACCACTTCAGGGAGGTAGAAACAACGACGACGTACTTTCTCTTAAATTTGCATACTGTATAGATCCTCTATATAGAAGAGTACCTTTAATTAACGAAATCATTAGAGCAGAAAGCTTACCTGCAGAAACAGGGAGAGAGTCAGATTCTAATGTTAAAAAGTATTACTGGACACACGTAGTTCCTATGTGGAACCACCCACACCATAATGCTTACCCAGACGTTACAGCATTTCCATGGCAAGCTTCAGCACCTGAACTAGGTGATGAGTTTGAAGAAAATGATAAAATAGGTCCTTTACAGTCATTCCCTGGAGATACTATTATAGAAGGTAGATACGGAAATACTATTAGATTAGGAGGAACTAAGTACGATACAAATATCTTTACAGACGGCTCTAATAACGGTATGCCATATACTATTATATCCAATGGTCAAGATAATCAAGGATCCGGAACCACTCTAGTAGTAGAAGATATAGATAAAGACCCAGCTTCCATATATCTAGGTTCAGATCACAAGTTTAAACTTACTCAAGCTAACAAGAAACGAAAAGCTTTTTCTTCTGAACCAAAAGAAGCAGATGCATATAAAGGAAGCCAAGTTGTTGTAAACTCTGGAAGATTATTTTTTAATTCAAAAGAAGAAGGTATATACCTATCTGCTACTGAAGACATTGGACTTAATGCTGCTAGAGTAGGTATAGATGGAGAAGAGTATGTAGCTTTAGATGCTACTAAAGTTTATTTAGGAACTGAAGCATTTGGGGAAAGAGAGCCTGTTCTATTAGGACAGACTTCTATAGACTGGTTAGATGATTATTTATCTCAATTTGAAATATTAATCAAAACTATGGCCAGTATGCCTTCAGCTCCACCAGCAGCTATTGCAGTAATGAAATCTACTGCTAACTCTATTAAGCCAGTTATACCTCAACTAAGAAACTTATTAAAACCACTACTTTCTAAAAAAGTATTCACTGAATAATGCCTTACGTTAATATACCAGATACAGGATTACCAGGAGCAGTCGCCACAATCGTTGGAAAGATACAAGGGAACGTATCTGCAAAGATTGTTAAACAGGGGTTAACTATTACAAACAAACTTAATCGAAAAGGCTGTCCAACAGAAGCTGAATTAGTTCGAATGAGAAACCAAAAGACTCAAATCGATAGAGCTGTCAAAGCTATGGATGGTAAGTTAAGTAAGTTTGCCTCTCTACCTGGTAAGATTAAAGGACCTCTAGGTGGATTAGAAGCAGCATATAAAATTATATTAGCACTACCTATCCCTCAAGGTGTTGGTATTCCTCCTGGACCTGCTGGTGGTTTAATTTTAGGATTACCTATTAATATTACTACTAAATATGCAGACACAATGCACCTTATTAAGGAGCTGATAAAACAAATAAAAGAGATAGTACAATGTGTCGATGCTGTTATGCAAATACCTACAATGAGTACAGGGGTAATGAAAGGTAATCTATCAAGAGCAGATAATGCACTTAAAGCCTGTGAGGTAGAATTAGCATTGAAAAAGGAATTAGAGAAAGGAACTATCAGTCAAGAAGAATTAGCAGCAGCAGGCCTTTTAGAAGACGAAGAAGCGGAAGAACCAGTAATGATATTCTCTTCTTTAGGACCTAAGTTACTGAATCAAAATTCAAGTAAAGACTTAAATGGCACTTCATCTGATGGACTTCCTAATCCTAATCAAAAAGACTCTGAGTTAACAGCACAAGAAGAAATCGACCCTATAACAGGAAGACCTCTAAGCGGTAACTCTGATAGCTTGGTTAACTCTAAACTATCGGATGAAAAACTTACAGGTAAAGATAGACTCTTCACTTCTGGTAAAGCAGATTTAAGTGACAGTAGATTTAGAGGTAAATGGCAAGCAGGTGTTAAGTACTTTGAAGACGATAACGTAAAGATGGACAGTAAGTTGTACGTATGTACTAAAGACCATACATCAACTCCTGCCGATGCAGAAGGAGGTAAAGGTTTCGAATCAGGACCACCTCCTATTGGACCATGGAAAACACCTCTAGAAATAGAACAAGATGCAATAAAAGTATTAAACTCAGGACTCCAAGGATTGGAGAATAGTAACTTACCAGAATCGGTAAAAGATACTCTTAAAAACCTGTTAGACGATTTAACACTCCCAACAGCTCAAGATAAGGAAAGTGACGGAAGATTCTTTCACGAAGGTCCTAACGGAATACAATACGAGCTAGAGATTGTTAAAGACCCAGACTCACCCTCTATAGCACCGAGACACTTTGCAATTGCAAGAGATCCTCAAAATGTTATAGTGATGAGAGGGCAAAAATCTTTTAGTTCATCAGTAGATGTACTTTTAGATGAAATAAAATTCAGAATAGATAATCAACTTCCATAACTAAACTATTTATATATATGAAACTCGATCAATTAAGAAAAATCATACGAGAAGAAGTAAGAGCAGCGGTAAAGGAGGAGTTACAAGATGTAATTACAGAAGCAGTTAAAATCGCCTCTACCCCTGAACCTAAACTTCAGAAAGCTAACGCATATGTTAAGGTTAGCGAATCAATGCCTAAAAAGTGGTCAACACCTATAGGTAAGCAAGGTTCATTAGAAACCATGTTAGAACAGACAGCAATATCGATGACCTCTCAAGATGCTAAAAACTTTGTAGGAGGTGGAGTACAAAAACCTAATTTAGCTTCTAGAGCAGTAACAGAATTAGCTAATACAGGAGGGGCAGACGTAGGAGTAAGCTTTAGTGATATACCAGGATTTGATCCTAAAAAAGCTACAGCTATATTAAAAGCTGCTGAAGAAAAATCAAAACAAAGAACAGGAGTATAATATGCCATTTGAAGTTAAGAAAATAGCACCAATAGATTTACAGCCTAGTAGAGCGGTAGGAGTTAAACTACCGTTTACTGGAGCTGCTGTGTTTAATCAAACATACGAATCTAAAGACGCTATTAAGACTAACTTAATCAATTACTTCCTTACCTATAGAGGAGAAAGGTATTTAAATCCAACCTTTGGGAACGGTATACAGAAAGAGTTATTTGAGATAATGACTAAAGATAAAATTAAACAGATAGATGCACAAATAAGAAAAGACTTAGCATTCTATTTTCCTAGAGTTGTAGCTCATGAAATAAACACTCAAGGTATACCAGACGAGAACACAGTACAATTCTCACTCAAATATTCAGTTAGAGACACTAATATTGAGGATGAAGTAATAATAAATTTTGAACAGTAATGGCTGACCAAAGAGACATAAAATACATTAATAAGGAGTTTGGGGACTTAAAGCAGCAGCTGATAGAGCACGCTAAAAACTACTTCCCTGATACATATAACGACTTCTCAGAAGCATCACCAGGAATGATGTTTATTGAGATGGCCTCCTATGTAGGTGATGTTTTATCTTTTTATCAAGATACTCAACTACAAGAAACCTTTTTACAACACGCTAAAAATCCTGCTAACTTATATGCATTAGCGTATATGATGGGATATAGACCAAAAGTAGCTTCTAACTCTGAAGTAGAATTAACTGCTACAATGGTAGTAGATGCTACAGGTAGTATGTACACACCTAATTGGGAACAAACATTTCAAGTTTACCCCGACTCTACAATTAACGCTTCAACTGCAGACTCTCCTGCATTCCTATTAACAGACGGAATAGACTTTGCATTTAGTAGTTCAGCAGATCCAACTAATATTACAGTATTTGAAATAACAGATGGACAACCTGAATCTTACCTATTAAGTAAAAAAGTAAATGCTGTATCTGGAGAAATTAAAACATACGAACAGACATTCACTACTGCAGAAAGATTTGCAACTATTGAAATAGCAGACGATGAAATAATTAGAGTTTTATCTATTACTGACAGTGATGGTGGGGAGTGGACAGAAGTTCCTTTTTTAGCTCAAGATACTGTATTCAAAGAAGAAAGAAACACTAATGAAGATAGTGATTTAGTACCTGCTTTACTGAAGTTAAAAAGAATATCTAAAAGATTTGTAACGAGATTTACATCTAAAGGAGTATTGCAAATACAGTTTGGTTCTGGCGTTACTGAAGCATTCGATGAAGAGTTCTTACCAGACCCAACTACTATTAAAAAATACGGTAATAAGTATGCTGTTGATAAAATAGATAGAGCATATGATCCTTCAAACTTTTTATTTACTAAAACATATGGTATTGCACCCTCTAATACAACACTAACTATTAAGTACTTAGTAGGCGGAGGAGTCAAAGGAAACGTACCTGCAGATACTATTAACTCTAACGGAGTTATATTAAGAAGCACCCCAGCTGATTCATCTAAAGTAGGCACTTTAGGGTTCAATAACGACAAACCAGCAGCAGGAGGAAAAGATGGAGATACAGTAGAAGAATTAAGAGAGAATTCACTAAGAGCTTTTGCAGAACAAAAAAGAGCTGTAACAACAAACGACTACACTGTTAGAGCTTTATCTTTACCAGCTCAATTTGGCTCTATTGCTAAAACATTTGTTACTAACGAAATGGTAATAAATGCTAATGCAGGTCCTTTAGAAAGAAATCCTCTAGCTTTATCGATGTATGTTCTAGCTTATAACATAGATGGACATCTAATCAAAGCTACAGATACATTAAAAAGTAACCTCAAGAACTACTTAGGTCAATATATGATGATTACTGATGCAATCGATATGAAAGATGCATTTATAGTTAATATAGGAGTTAAATTTGAAATACTTACTCTACCTAATTACGGTTCTAGAGACGTGCTTTTAAATTGTACCAATGCTCTTAAAGAACATTTTGATATTAAGAGATGGAATATAAATCAACCTATTAACCTATCGACAGTCTATACCCTACTTGATCAAGTAAAAGGAGTACAGACAGTAAAGAATGTTAGGATTGGCAACAAAGTAGGAGGTAGATATTCTGAATTTGGTTACGATACAGCAGGAGCTACAAAAGATAATATAGTTTATCCTTCGTATGATCCTTGTATTTTTGAACTTAAATACCCAGATACAGATATCGAAGGTAGAGTAACAACTTTATAAGATGGCAATATACAGAATATACCCACAGAAAGATACTACGATTTGGTCTAAGCCAAGCGAAACCGGTAGGTATGCAAATGCCGGAAAAGATGAAATACTAGAATTAGGAGGAAATCCTGATCCTATGAATGATTCAATAGGTAGAACTAAAAGAATACTAATCCAATTTGACACAGAAGAAATACAAACCTTAGTAGATAGTAAAACCTCAGGACTTATTTCTTGCTCACTATACTTACCATTAGCAGATGCTAGCGAACTCCCAACAGACTTCAAAATAGAGGTATATCCTTTATCTGAGTCATGGGAAAACGGAGTAGGTAAACTTAATGATATCCCGGCAAATCAAACGGGAGCAACATGGAGTCAAAGGGATGCACTTGGTACTCAATGGAGTGACGTAGGAGGAACATACTCTACAGATAGCTCTAGCAGTATCTCTTATGAGCTAAACTCAGACAACCTAGATCTAGAATTAGACGTTTCTAACCTTGTTTCTGATATATATAGTGGTTCTGTTAATAACGGCTTTTTAATAAAGCTAGAAGATGCATACGAAGATTATTTATCTGGTAGCATTTCTTTAAAATATTACGGTGCAGATACAAATACTATCTTTAGACCTTACTTAGAGTTCAAAGCAGTTACTGATCTATGGAATCCCGGAGACAGTATACTAGGTACAGATATAGCTAAAGTATCGATAAGTAATCAAAAAGAACAATATATTAACGAAGGAACAGCAAGATTTAGAATTTCTGCTAAACCCTCTTTCCCTGCTAGGACATTTACTACTGGTTCTATTTATAAGACAAACTATGCTTTACCAGCAGATGCTCAATACTCTGTAGTAGATAACTTTAGTAATCAGACTATAATTAAGTATAGCCCATTTACTAATATAAACGCAGACGATAAAGGGTCATATATAGACTTAGATATGTCTTTACTTTCACCAGAAAGATACTATAAATTAAAAATTAAAGCAACTTTAGATAACAGTACAGTTCTATTTGAACAAGATAATTTATTTAAAGTAGTAAGAAATGGCTAGAGATATACAAATAAAAAAGAAGGTTTATGAAAAGTCTACATTTAATAAAGTTGTAGATAGATCATTCAAGTCTTATGGTAAGGTAGAAGAAGTAGTTCAACCTACAACGGTTGATGAATTTTTTGCTGACTATGAGAGGCTTTACTATGAAATATCTCCTGATGGAGAAACTAAATCTCATCAATACTTAATTAAAAGAAGTATGGAGTTAGTAGACTTTGAAAAAGATACAGAAGACATTCAACCTCTTTTAGACGAAATATCTCAATTAAGACAGCAAATATTAGAATATCAAGAACAATTAATAGAGGCTAACAAACCTGATATCGACTTTTAATGGCAAAGTATATATATGACATATCACAATTAGAGTTAGTCAATAACCCTAAAGCTAATAACTTTAAACCTGAAGATTCGGAGTTAATTACTTCTTATGAAATAAAGAATGTATTTGACACAACACAGGCTAACGTAAGATTAGACTTTATAAGTTTAGATGATGATTTAATTTTATCTGAAAACTACTATAAAGACTACTCCCTGTTAGGTAATGCTCAATCTGCTGGACAAAGTGGAGCAAGTGCGCTTACAATTGACATTGAAAAAGATTTAGAAAAGTATGGTTTTGAAACAGGAGATGTTAGAATACTATACTCCTTTACAAATAATTTATTTTCAGAAGGACAATTTGGTGGAGACTTTTTTATTGAATCTATATCTTCGGATAGAACAGAGTTTAGAGCTCTTGCTAGAGACTTAGAAGATAAAAAGGTTGAAGAGTATGCTAATAAAATAATAGAGACATTAAAAACCTCTAATTATTTCTCTGAGTTCAAAATACAGTTTGAAGACGATACTTCTGTCATAGGTTTAAATATAGGTATAGAAACTTTACCACAAGGTAAAGCCATTATCTTAAAAACTTACGAACCTATACCCGACGGTGCTGATATAAAGAGTGTATTTACGGTTAATGAAATCGTTGCTGATGACCAGTTATTCGAAGTAAGAAGTACTCTATTAGAAGAAGAAGTAAAAGTTCCTTACTTAAAAGGACCTAACTTTAACTTAGAGCTACCAGAACAAAGTAACAACCCTACAGAATACCTTAACTATAACGAGTTATTTAGCTACCCAGTATCTAACTCATACTTTGAATTATTCTCTCTCTTTAACGAAAAGAGTGCTCAAATTACTATCGACCATACAGACTTTTCTGACTTTATAAACTTCTCTTCTGCTGAGGAAAGATTAAGAAACTTTAAGTATAAGTTAGAATTAATAGAGTCTTATGAACAGCTAAAGGAACTTAGAGGACAAACACAAGGAGCAAATTATGCAGTAGGTGCATCAGGAAGTATAGAATACTATGATAACCTTATAAAGGGTATAGTAACTAATTTTGATCATTACGATAGGTTCCTCTACTTTGAAAGTAGTAGTTACGCTTGGCCTAAATCAACCACTAAGAAACCTCATGAAAATATACCTAGTTCAGATCCTCAAGCTGAAGCATGGTTTGATAATATTATCTTACAAGCTAATCAATACGATGTATCTAACTTCGATATACTTACCAATACTATCCCTACATTTATAAGGGAAGATAAAAATAACGAATCGTATCTAATGTTTATCCATATGATTGGTCAACACTTTGACAACATGTGGGTATACTTTAAAGCAGTTTCAGATAAGTACGATGCTGATAATAGACTTAATTTTGGAGTATCGAAAGATATAGTACGCTCTGCTGTAGAATCCTTTGGTGTAAACCTTTATACATCGAATATGAATATGGACAATGTGTTCTCTATGTTCGTAGGAGAGACACCATCTACAGGTAGTGAGCTTATTACTACAATGTCTGTAGCAACCTCTGCATCATATAATAGTGGTAGTACTGCATTAGAACATTTACAACCAGTTGCAAAATTAGATTATGAAAAAGAAATCCATAAAAGAATATATCACAACCTTCCTTACCTCGTTAAAACAAAGGGTACTGAAAGAGGTCTTAGAGCGTTAATAAACTGCTTTGGTATAACACCAGAGATATTAAGCATCAAGACATTTGGTGGTGTATCTTTAGATCAAGCTAAATATTTTGGACCAGAAAACTATACTACTTCTAGTTCAGATGTCAAGATTAGAACCGATAACACAGGTAGTTTAGTTACTGGAAGTACACTTTCTAAATTCACTTCTACTGTAAGAAAAGAAGTAAAATATACAGATGACCTACATCACGTAGAAGTAGGATTTAATATCTCTAGAGGGACAGACGACTTCATTGACCTGAAAACTAGTAAACTTAATGCTAGTGGTAGTTTTGACTTAGATGATTATATAGGCGATCCTAGAACAAGATACGAAAGAAATTACCCGCCATTAAAAAAGTTAGCTGAAGATATAGTTAACAGTGGCTACTTCTGGGAAGATATACAAAAAGAATGGCAAAAAGCAGATTGGCATTGGGATCATAGATTAGAGTACTCTAGACACCCTAAAGCATTTATCAGACTTTTAAACTATTTTGATAGTTCTTTATTTAAAATTATTAAAGACTTTGTACCTGCTAGAACTAAAATAGATACGGGTATTATTATTAAAGGTCACAAGTTATCTAGAAATAAAGTAAAACAAGTAGAAGTAGGAGTTACTGAGCAATTAGAAACAGGATCTATCGAAATAGGTACAGTAACAGGATCTCAAGGAGGTTCTTATGAGACTTCAGAAAGCTTTGACTATACTACTAACTACGAAAGAACAATTGGTACTCCGATAGGATTAGCAAGATATGATCAAATAGCAGAGGAACCTCAGTTCAACGGAGAACTAAGCGGTTCATTTATGATAGCTTCTGACGGTGAGGTTGGTAAAAATAACCCCTACCTAAACTTATTACAGCCGGATCTTAACTTTGATATTACAGTCTTTAACCTTTCATTACCACTCCCAGCTGCATGTCTAATTGAATTAGCAGCCCATTATGAAGGAGAGCTATTCAGATTCCAGTCTGCTGGTAGCGGACAAGGTACAATTAGCCTTATATACCCTACAGCAGTAGAAAGAGATTACTGGCAAATACCTGAACTAAACGCAGGTAATGATAGAGTACTAGAGTGGTGGGAAGAAGGGTATGCAGAACAACAGGCGGCTTTGCAAGGCCCACGTTCAAATGTAAGTAATAATATAGCATCTTTGATAGCAAAAAAAGTTATTAAAGTAGCTGACGATATGGCAATGTATACGGAAAAAACTGCTTTTGACTATATACACGAATATAATTCATATGAGTTCATTACTGTTAAAGCAGAAGGTGTTTACGGTTATTACGGTGGTTTTGTAGGATGGTTTGATGAAGATGATAATTTGATCAGCACTAATCCACAACTAACTATTTATAATATAGACGAACCTACCAACGGTTGGAAATATTACGCTAAATTTATATAGATGACAAGGGAAGAGTTTATAGAAACAGCTCCACAGAAATATGGCTTTGGAAGGGTGAACCTTCTAATCAGTAGTAGTGTGCAGGATCCCATCAACGATCCTACCCCGATACCTCCATACCAAATACAGGGAATTAGCATACCTAATAGATCTAAAAACGGTATTAATATATCATCAGCTTTAAGAGAGGTAGATAGATTAAGGTTTGAATTTACTGAGGGAGTAATAGATGTTAATATCATAGGTAGACGTAAACAAGCAGAATACTTTTACTATTTAATAGAACCGCTTAATGTAGACACATACCCTACTGATGTAGGTCCTAGTGATGAACCTATAGTAGAAGACTCGGATTTTGCTTTTGTACCCTATGTTACAACCGCTTTTAATAATAGTGACTATAATCCTCTGATTAATAACTCAGAAGGAAGTAAACTAAATGACATCGTACAGGTTGTTGATAGGTTCGCAAGTCAAGGGACTCCTACTAACCTAGATGCAATATTAGCTTTGACAGCAGAACAAGCTGAAATACAAAATTGTGCATATACTAAAGTCGGTATAATTAATGCTAGGTATACAGGTACTAAAGAAACTGCTGCTAAAACAATTACAGAATATAATAAAGAAAAGTTCACCACAGCTGTATCAAGATCAAGTTTAGTAGGAAACGAACCTGCATTAGGTTTTAAATCTTTTGAAGGTAGTTTACATCCTACGGATGCAACAGACAGTCCTATCAGAAATGCAGCAGAGAGAGAAACATTAACCGTATACTTTGATACAGCATTAAGGTATTCTGCACCTTCTGGTAGCAGTAAGGGATTTACTTGGAACTACCCTAACTTTCCGGATACAGGAAATATATTATATCAATCTGAGGGAAATAAAATGAAAAGGATTGTAAATCAAAGAGTATATAGTACAGCTAACGATACAATTTATGATATCGACGAGACTGGATTAGTAACATAAAAACATTAAAATTATAATTAACGCATATTTATATAAAACACAATAACACAAAATGGGATATCTAGATAATTCGATCGTAACAGTGGATGCGATCTTAACTAAAAAAGGAAGAGAGCTGTTAGCTAGAGGGGACGGTTCTTTTAAGATCACTCAATTTGCTTTAGCAGATGATGAGATTGATTACACCTTATATAATCCACAACATCCCTCTGGTTCTGCACTCTACGGAGAAGCTATCGAAAACATGCCGTTATTAGAAGCATTCCCAGATGAGACTCAAATTATGAAGTACAAACTTACTACGTTACCAAGAGGTACGTCTAAATTACCTGTACTTGATATTGGATATAGTTCTATTTCATTGAAGCAAGGAGCATCTTTAGCATTGACCCCTCAAACGCTAAACTATTTAGGAGCTACTTCAATCTTCGAAACAGAAGGATATACAGCAACTATCGCTGATGTTAGAGTACTTAACTCCTTCCAAGGTGTAGGTATTAACACAGAAGATGCAGATAGATTAAATAACACAACAACTGTAGGTACTAACGTATCTAAGACAGTAATCGGAACAGCAGTCAACCTAACAGCTACTTCAGTGAATACATTGTTTGGTGATAGAACACAACTACAAACAACAATCACAGTAATAGGTAGAGGTTCAGGTGCAAGATTAACTATTCCAGTAACCATTACTAAAACCAGCTAATTATGTCATTTAAAAGATTTGATTTAGAAGATGTCGTAGTTAGTGCTGAGTCAGTAACTACACCCCTTTGGTCTGGGGATTCTACAACCTTAACGACCTTCTTTACTTCATCAACACAAATTGGTGGTACATCTGCAGATTACTACTACGATGTATACCAAGCAGAAGCAACATCAGATGAAGCTAGAGTACAATTTTCAATAGCTTATGCAGATAAATTAGGTAGAGGTTCGCTAGACTACAACGGAGCAGTAGCCGGTTACTCCCCATCATCAACTATCTACGGACAATTTAGAAACGTAGTATTAGGGGATGAAGAGAGTGATTTTAACTTTGGAGGAAAACAGTCAGATTACTTCTATGTACTAGCAGTTGATAGAGCAAGATATAAAGAAAAACTACTTCCAGGGTCCTTTGAATTAACTTTACAGGAATCAGGAAGCGCTAACAGTCTAACCATTATAGATAACAGTTCCATACTTACTACTGAAACATTTACAGATGCAGGTAGAGTATACGATTTAGTATCTGGTTCTGTTGATACAGGAGTTTATACTACACTAAACGAAAACGGATATACTTTATCATCCGGTTCTTATGGTAAATTATTACCAGATATTGGAGTAGTATTACTTAATGGACAAGCGTTAGACACGTTACCAACAGTAGGTGGGATTGATTTAGGAACAGATAGAACACCTAATAACCCTTCTGCTAATCAAGGAAAAGTATTTGACTTCTTAAGATACTCAGGGAGTATAAGACTTCAATCAGAAGAGACAGTATCTTCTAACTTTGTTTTCGTTAGAGCTAGAAATGGAGAGTTCAATTATTCTACTAACCCTTCCTTAATTACAGGGTCTGGAGAGCTTAGACATGATGTAATGATTGATTCACCTCAATCTTATATTACAGCTGTCGGATTATATAATGACAATAATGACCTGCTAGCTGTAGCTAAACTATCAAGACCTCTACTTAAAGACTTTACAAAAGAGACTTTAGTTAGAATTAAGCTTGATTATTAATGAATGAGTGCTTACAAAAAACTATCAAAGCAAGATCTATTTGTATCTGACTACCTTTCTTATAAAAGTTGGGAAGCATCGGGCAGTGACGTTGAGGATTACGGTATAGAGGTTTTAAGAGGTTTTTCTGGTTCAACCCCAGGCTACCCTTACCCTTTAGACCTTCTTAACAATAGATATCAAAAACTTAACTACGATAGTGTAAAGCAAAACTACTACGGAGATACTTCAGGCTCACTTACAGACTACCCAGTTATTTCAGGTAGCTACGATATATCTCTAACATCAACATTAAGTTTAACAGGGTCAAGAGCAATATCATCAGAAATAGCGGTTGTCTCTTTACCTAAAGAAGTATATGGTATAGGTATTAAACCTCTATCATTAAAACTAGAACCTGAATTTGATGCTACCGACGAGTACGTAACAACAGGTTATATGTCAGACGGAATACAAACGAATGATTATATAGAGACTATTAGGTACTGGTACGGTTCCAATCCTCTAGATAAAGAAGATTATATTGAAGACGAAGGTGATTATGTAGATGAATCAACTGAACAATTTCTAACTCAGAGTAAATTTAACCAGCAAAGAATAGAATTAGTAGACGACGGTGATGGACGTATAATTGTATCCGGATCGACAGACCCTTATACGAATAGTGAAAGAGTAGTTGGTGATATTATATACAACCAAGGGCAAATTATAATTACCGACCCTGTATTAGCAAGATACTATTCTACATATGCAAGATTAAATGTCTCATGGATTTCAAAACTACCTATTTATACATATAATATACACTGTACTGTTAAAGAATATGAACTTAATCATACCTATAACCGAACAGCTGTGACTGGTTCATATAAGAATGTTAGAGAAAATCTACTTGGTAGTGAATTTAAACCTTATATAACAACCGTAGGACTATATAATGAAGCTAATGAATTGATAGCAGTAGCAAAAACGAATAGACCTATACCAAAGTCACATAACGTAGATATGACATTTGTAGTAAAATTAGATATATAAAATGGCAATAAATTTTAGAGCAGATAAAGGAACAGCATTGACCTACAGCGAAGTAGATAATAACTTTGGCTCTTATTTTACCTCAGCCTCTGCTAATGGTAATACATTTACTTTGTATTATCCTTCAAGCTCACAGGTACCAGTCAATAGCGGTTCTGTAGAAATCAGTTTAATTAAAGGTCTCCAAGACCAAGGAGCACATGGACGTATTGCTCATTTCTCTGGTTCATCAGGAATCGATACTACAGAAGGGTTTCTCATAAACAATGAAGGTAATGTAGTTATTGGAGCAGATAATGATACACCAACCTTAGAATACAAACTGACAGTTGAAGGAGACATAAAAGCTACAGGAACCATACTACAATCCTCAGACGAAAGATTAAAAGAAAATATTTCACATATAGATAACGCTTTAGATAGGCTCAATTCGATTGACGGAACTATTTATAATTTGAAAGGTATACCTGGAAACAAATTAGGTGTAATTGCTCAGGAAGTAGAAAAAGTAGTTCCAGAAGTTGTAGTTTCAGATAGAAATCGCTATCTTAGTGTTGACTACAATGGATTAGTTGCACTCTTAATTAGTGCAGTTAATGAGCAAAATAGCATCATAAACGATTTAGAGCAGAGAATATCTGCATTAGAAAATAAATAAAATGGCAGTAACGTTTAGAGGAGCGAAAGGATCAGCATTAACACATGCTGAGTTAGATCAGAACTTTAGTGAGTTTATCTGCAGTGGCTCTGTCTCCGGTACTACCCTTACTTTATTTAGATCTTCATCAACAGACCCATTTGTACTTACCGAACTACCTAAAGCAGGTGGTGATATAGGTAATGTGCAGATGAAAAATAATAATGGTACCTGGGAAGGTGTTAGTAGTTTCAACTATAAATGGTGGGACCAAGAGTTATTCTTAACTGCTAGTACGTACCAAAAAGGTAATATATACCTAGACGGTACAATATACGCTCATCAATTTGAAACAACATTAGTATCTAGTTCTATATTATTCCGTTCTGGTTCTACTAAGTTTGGAGATTCTTCAGATGACTTTCATCAATTTACCGGTTCATTAAGAGCAACAGGAGATATAGTATCAAATGTAGATATTATAGCTGACGGTGCATTTCAAGCAGGAACAGGTTTAATATTTAACGACTTAACTGTTGATGGAGTTATTTACGGTTCAACTGATTTTAACTCACTACTCAATAAACCTACATTAGTATCAGGCTCAAGTCAAATTATCTTAGGTAATACTTCTGGTTTTGGAGCCTACTCTGAATCAGTACATAAACAAAGAGAAGAAAGAATAGCTGAAGTAGGAGGAGATATAACAGCATTAAGTTCTTCTGCTCATACTCAAAGAACTGCTATATCTAATTCTATTGACGGTACAATAAATGGAGTTGAAAGTATACTTAGTAGCACTAACAGTGAATTAGCTGATATATCTCAATCACTTACACAAAACTATCTACTCAACACAACAGATACTTTAGAAGGAGATCTTACAGTAACAGGTACTTTAACAGCACAAGAATATAAAACAGAATATATAACCTCATCTGTTATATTCGAATCTGGTTCTACTAAATTCGGTAATAGTTTAGATGATACCCATATATTTACCGGTTCTATTTATTCTGCTAACTCTGTAAACATTAATAGAGATCTTAATGTAGGTAGAGTAACTACAGTTCAAGATTTAATTGTAAGCGGTACTTACACAGGCCCTACTGTTGGAACATCAATTTCTGCTTCATGGGCCGATAACGCTGGATTAGCTAATAATGCACTACAAGCAGGTGTAGCTTCAACAGCATCATATGCAACTACTGCTTTAACTGCTTCTTTTGCTCTTAATGCTGCTAACTCATTAACTCAAGAAACAGATCCAATATTCACTGCACACCCTGCTTATAATATCGATCAAACAGATATAGACGATTGGGATACTGCAGCAGGATGGGGAGACCACTCCGTAGAAGGCTATGCTAGATCAACAGCAGTAGCTCAAAACTATGTGCTCAAACAAGGAGACGATATCTCTGGTGATTTAGAATTTACTACAGCAGGTAAAGGTCTAAACTTTGGTTACCAAAATACTGGAGGATACAGCGGGCAATACGGAGCTGAAATAAAATACTTTGAAACACAAGCAGGTTTATCTCTAATTAAAAAATTAGAATTATCTGCAATCGATCAGTTATCTTTTGTTATAGACGGAACTGCTAAACTGACAGTAGAAGATGCATCAGCATCCTTGACAGTTCCTTTGAGTTCTACAAACGATATCATCGCATATGCATCTTCAGATGAAAGGTTAAAAGAAAATATAACTCCTATCTCTAAACCTTTAGATAAACTTAAAAAAATAGGGGGATATGAATTTGATTGGAACGATAAGCAAAACGTACATGAAGGACATGACGTAGGTGTAATCGCCCAAGAAGTAGAAGCAATCTTACCAGAGCTAGTCCAAACTAGAGACAGCGGGTATAAAGCAGTAAGTTATGAGAAACTAGTCGCGTTATTAATAGAAGCTGTTAAGGAGCAGCAGTCACAAATTGACGAGCTGAAAGCAAAGCTCTAGCGACATAATCAAACTAATATGAACATGCCAACACTACCTACCTGGACTTTTCAGGGTAGGCTTATAACAGATATTTCAGACATGCCGAAAGGCACTTATGGTTTCATTTACGAAACTACACATAAGCCATCCGGTTTGAAGTATATAGGAAAAAAAGTACTATACTTCGAACGAAACAAAAGATTAGGCAAAAAAGCCCTTGAAGCTTTGAGAGAAGAAAGAAAGGCAAAAGGTATAGGAGGAAGAACTCCTCTAAAACAAAAGGTGATTACTGAATCAGATTGGAAAGAGTATTATGGTTCACATAAAGATATATTGAGATTAGTTAAAGAATCAAAAGACTTAAGAGCAGATTTTGAGAAGAGAATTCTTGATTTTGTACCTAATAAGAAGCTATTAACGTATTTTGAATGTAAGCACCTATTTATAAATGACGTACTAGAGACATATAATCATCAATACATAAATGATAATATACTAGGAAAATTTTATAGAAAAGATTTTGACTATGATAAAACTTAAAAACCTTATTGGTTACCCATCACTACAATACCACATAGACAATAAGCTCTCTTTACATGAGCATGTCTACCGTTATAACTCTGAAGCCTTTATACAATTGTTTAAAGAAGCAAGAGAAGCTCTTAGCAACGAAGAAATCGAACTTAGCGAAGAGGATAGGGATCTAATCGAAACTACTGATATAGGAGAGTACGGAGACTACAACGGAATGAAAGTACCTTTAGACCTACCTATGGTATCTACTTCCTATAATCCACTTTTCGAAATTGGATGCTTAATTGATGAGATGGTTGAAAACGAAGATACTATTGATGAAGCAGCTTCTATAGATGAAATGATTGACTTTGACTTAGTAAAAGAGTTAGTAGAATCTATCGGCGGGACTATCAATATGGAAAACTTTAGAAAAGCAGTAAAGTTACAGAACGAAACATTTGACTTTTCTGGATTCGATATGCTAAAAGCTTCAGTTGACTACATGAACGAAGCTGAGTATAGAGGTAAAAAGGTTCAACTTAACAAACCTAAAAGAGGTGGTAGTAAAAAATTCTACGTCTACGTTAAGAGTAAAAAAGGAAACGTTAAAAAAGTTTCTTTTGGTGACACAGGTCTTTCAGTTAAATTAAAAAAGAGAGGTGCAAGAGCTTCTTTTGCTGCAAGACATAAATGTGCTACAAAGAAAGATAAAACTAAAGCAGGTTATTGGTCATGTAATATTGGCCGTTATTGGAAATCATTAGGTGGTGGATCAAACTTCTCAGGTTACTGGTAGACCATATTCTGAAAAAAAGGAAGAAGGTTATATAATTAGAGAGTTCTCTCAAGATACTCCCTCATTCGAATTCGTATGGCATAGAGACAAAGAAGACCGTATAGTCGAAGCTTTGCATGAAACAGATTGGAAATTTCAATTAGATAACGAGGTTCCTAAAGAATTAAATCGTATCTTTATACCTAAAGAGACGTACCATAGACTTATAAAAGGTACAGGAAACTTAAAAGTAAAAATAATTGAGCAAGTTAGATGAACTTTACGAAATAAATCCTAACGTAGTTGTAGACCACTTCAATGCATATTTTAGAAGACCAGCATCAGATAATAAACTACTCCTAGTAAGCTGGAGAATGTCTGGCTCAGAATTCTCAAAAGAGCTTATAAGAGAAAACTTCCCTGAATTAGCACCGAATAAACTTTGGTGTAAAAGCCACGTTATACTTAACGATGAGTTAGTAGAAGAATTAAAGAAAGAAGCTAATACTAAAGTATTTGTTATTATAACTGATCCTAGAGAGATTGCTATGAACGTAGCATTTTACGAAAATGGCATGCATTTATCTCCATTTGACTACACCCTTAATTCTAGAAAAGATACTAATAATTCTGAATTCCTAAATCAAGTAGCCCAAAAACAAATAGAGTTAATACGCTACTACGAAGAAAAGTTTGTCGACGATTGTACTGTACTTAGATATGAAGATGCAGTCTTTAACCAAAAAGCATTCCTAGATAAGGTTTCTAACTTTACCGGCTATACTCCTTTAGGTGTTGACGATGCTAGAAAATATAAACGTGCTATTCATAAGAATGTAGGAGACTTTCATAACTTCTTTTCACATGGTGCTCTCACAAGACATTATTTAGGATTCAAAAAGTTTTATAAGAAATATAAATACCCTTCAGAAAGCTTGCAAGCACTTAAATACGATTGGCATGGTGAGCATGCATTAGATATGAAAGAGGAAGATGATTATAAAAAAATGCTTTTAAACAACGGAGTAGTGTTGGATAGAGAGGTATCAAAAAGAATTGCTGACATTGACAAATACTAAAAAAAATGTTATTGTAGTATCTGCTAGACGAAGCGGAACTCATTTACTAGTCGATTTAATAGTAAATAATTTTGGATACGAAAGTATCAATTATAACTATATAGACTACTATGAGTATACAGATGAAATGCCTAAGTTTACTGGAGCGATGAATAAAGGTAATCAAGTAACTTGGACACATCTACATGATTATAAAAACTATTATAAACGTCCTCACAGTAGAGAAGATTTAAACACCTTAGATAAATATTTTTCTGAATCTAAAATTATACTTGTATTCAGAGACATAAGAGATGTAATTAACTCATGCTTTCTCAGACCAAAACATAAGGAAAAGTATAAAACTTTTGAAAACTTCTACAACACTTTTGATTACGATGGTTACGAGTTGATCGACGAAAAATATGATAATTTCTTTGAATTACTATTACGATACTATAAAAATTGGTTCTCAGTATACATGAGTAAAGAGATTCTTGATCTTGATATAGAACTAGTATATTTTAATGAAGTGATTAATGAATACGAATCTACAGTGAATAGAATAGGTAAATTTTTAAATCAATCAGTAGATAAATTAGTTGATGTTCGATTTAAAAAGAATAAAGATGTTATATACACTTCTAATGATTTTAGGTCTGGAAAGGTTGGTGAATGGCCTAAAACTATTCAACCTTGGCTAGGAGAGGAATTAGGAAAGAGATTTGAAGTAGACTTAGGTGCAGGAATAAATTGTTTTACTAACGATGTAAAAATACACAAGTATCACATCCCTGAGAGAAATAAATTTGAATCTAAGGATACTAACTGGGAAGAAATAGAAGCTAATGCTGAGAATAAATTAAAACTCTACAAAAATAAATTTAGATTCTTTGGTGAAAGAGATATAATAGAGTTGATAGAAGGTAGATATAAACAAGCAATAAAGCAATCTTCTGATTTTAGATATTTTCACAAGGTCTTTTATTTTGATAAATACGTACTTAAATTTATATATCCATGTAAAGCTACTTTAAGTAGAGATGCATTTCATAGAGCAACTCCTGCAGCCTCTAAAGAAATACTTCTAACAATCCTTCAGACGGATGATATATTATTTGATTTAGGAATAGTCCCTAAACTATATCATGCAGGATTATACAAAGGGGTATTATATGCTATTCAAGAAAAAATCCCAGAAGAAGATATCATATGGAAAAAATATAATGTACACCCTGCTTGGGGAGATTGGAAACCGTACGTAAGAGAAAGTACTTTATACCCTGTCATACTGAAACATTTTATGAATGCCTTAGATAATAATATAGTTTTAACTGATATAGTAAGTGCATACAATACATCGTTTAGAGACGACGGCGATGTAAAATACTTTGACTTAGATGGTATTAAGTACTTTGATTCGAGAGAAGAAATGATTAAATCTGTGGACTTTAAAAATGCTCTAGGAATCATAAAAGAAGTAGACCAACATTATACAGAAAAATATAATCAAAGCTTACTAAAGGGATTTGATAGATATTTATAGGAAAGAGAAATAACTAAAAAGTTGTAATTAAAATGGCGAAGGTATTACAGTTAGGTACATACAAAGGAGGTGAAAAAAAGAAACGTCCCGGTGTACATGCTAAATCAAAAAGCTCAAAATTAAAGAATAGTAAAAACTATAAAAAAGCATATAGAGGTCAAGGACGATGAAACTAGCAGATATCATATTAGAAGGTAAACCAAATTTCGAAGTGAAAGGTATAGGATTAACTTATACTGATTTCGGACGATTTTATGGTGCATATTTACACCCTCTACCTCAAACTGCTAACCTACCATTCGGTACCCCTAGAGAAAAGCTACACTTTGATGAAGCTAGTGAATACATAAAGAACCTAACTGGATTAGAATTACCTAGAAATTATGCAACTAATCACTTAAGAAAAATTGTCGATGCATTGAAGGAAAAAGGAATTGTGGCAGACTTCGACGATGCAATGGACGTAAGCTAATGATATGAAACTATCCAAAATCATACTAGAGAATAAAAGATACGTAGTTCGAGAAGAATTAGCAATCTCAAGTAATGATGTAAAAAAACTTACCGAATCAATAACTAACAAGTTAGAGGACTATCTAGACATAGAAAACAAAGAAATACTTCGAAAAACTGTCTCCTCAGCAATAAAAGAACTACTATTAAATACTGAAGAATAGTTGTCTATTCGAATAAAAGTTCTTATCTTATATAAAAAGATACGGACAGGTCTATGGATTATACTTTTTTATTAGGGTCCATTGAGAATATTTTAGGTAAGAGTCATAAGAGAGCTAGAGCTAATCATGCTTTCCATTGTCCATTTTGCAATCACCGCAAGCCTAAACTAGAGATCAATATGCATACAACCGAAGAAGGTAAAAACTTCTGGGAATGTTGGGTATGTCAAACTCGTGGACAATCTATCCGTTCATTACTTAAGCAACTAAAAACACCACAAGATCAAGCAAACGAGATCTTAAAGTTTGTTCCGAAAGGATCGTTTATAGAATATAAAGGACTATCTATAATAGAGCTTCCTCCGGAGTATCAAACTTTATACAGTGCCTCAAAGGAATCGGTTGTAGCTAACTTAGTAAGAAAATACTTATATGAGAGAGGACTTACCGACTATGATTTTATTAAATATGGCATTGGATATGCAACAACTGGAGAATATGGAGGACGAGTTATTATTCCAAGTTATTCTGCATCCAACACACTCAACTATTTTGTTGCGAGAAGCTTTGATGGCAACTATTTTAAATACAAAAATCCAGAAGCTTCCAAAGACATAATATTTTTCGAAAACCTTATTAACTGGAGCAAGCCTATCATACTCTGTGAAGGAGTATTTGATGCAATGGCTATTAAACGAAATGCAATCCCTATCCTAGGGAAGAATATTTCTGATGCGTTATGGAAGAAAATACTCCAAAGTTCACTTACAGATATCTATATTGCATTAGACGAAGACGCACAAGATACTGCTATGGAACTATCAGAAAGATTTTTAAATGCAGGATTTAGAGTATATAATATTACAATGAAGGGTAAAGATCCTAGTGAGATGGGATTTGAAAGCTTTACCGAACACGTACAATCAGCAGATGAGTTAGACTTTTCTAGTCTAATGATGCATAAACTAGACCTATGATAAAACAAGGTATGAACATTCTCGAACAAAACGAGAAGAATAGACTAGACTTTAACCCAGAGTTAAAGCAAATTAATTTCTTAGACCGCAGAGTCTATAAGAGAGGCGAAGGAGTATACTACCCGTCCGTAACAACCATACTCCAATATATGCCCAAGAATAAGTTCTTCGAAACATGGATGAAGGACGTTGGGCATAACGCCGATCTTATTATGCGTAAAGCAGGTAAAGAAGGAACTCAAGTACATGAAGCATGTGAGCAATTAGTTTTAGGTAACGAAGTTGCATGGATGGATGATTACGGCAGAGCTAAATACTCTCAAATAGTATGGGAAATGATTCTTAAGTTTGCTGACTTCTGGCGTACACATAAACCAGAACTTATATCTGCAGAAGACTTTGTATGGTCCGACGAACATAAGTATGCAGGAACAGCTGACTTAGTTGTTAAGATGGATGGTGAGACATGGCTATTAGATATAAAAACTTCTAATAGTATACATAAATCTTACGACCTACAATTAGCTTCTTATGCTAAAGCTCTCGAAGAGTCAAAAGGTATTAAGATAGATAGAACTGGAATTATATGGCTAAAAGCACATACAAGATCAGCCTCTAAGAAGAAAGGAGTGTATCAAGGTAAAGGGTGGCAAGTAAAGGTAATTGATGATATAGAACAAAACTTTGAGTTGTTTCAAATGATCTATAAACTATATTCATTAGAGAACCCCAATACTGAACCTATTTATAATAGTTACCCAACCACTGTAACATTAAAATAAAATTATGAATTATAAAATAAAAATCTTCATTTCTTGGCTCATCGCAGTATTATTCTTATCCTCTTGTGCAGGACTACAATTTAAATACGCTACACTTAATCACGCAGGACATGTTGATGGAATTTATAACTCAACACATACAGTAAAAATAGACACACTGAATGAATTTCAATTTAGAAATAAGATAAGAAATGATTTTCGATTCAGATTTGACTATGCTCAATACGCTCTAAGTCAACCTAGATCATTTGATTGGAATAACAGACTATTAGGATTTAGATATAATAGATTCAATAGATGGGGGTCTTTCTATAACTATAATTACTATTGGAATAGAACACAAATGTGGCATGACTGGGCTTGGGGATATCCTTATACTTGGAATGATCCATTTTGGAATAATTCATGGTACTATGGTTATAGTTATAATAATTACTGGAATAGATATAACCCTTATTTAGGTTATAACTCACATTATTACCCTAATTATTATTATAGAGAAAGAACTAACCGAAACGTTGCATATATCAACGGTAGAAGAGGTTCAAGTAATGTAACTGAAAACCGAACTAATGTAAGTAGAAGGTTACCTAGAACAGCAACAGCTGGCAATACATTATCAGTTGATGAAATAGCTGATGAGATAAGAGTAAGAGTAAATAAAAGAAGAACAATTAATAACAATGACGATGATAAAACTATCAGATCTAATCCTAGAATCTACGTCAGGCCCGAAAGCAGTAATAATGGCAGGGGGAGCAGGGTCAGGGAAAACCTACCTACTAAACCAGTTGTCCCTAGACAGCCTCGTTCAGTTCAACCCCGACAAGTACGTGGAGGATCCGGAGCACCCGTATTACAACAAACTAGGTCCCGCGTCCAATCAAGTAGCCAAGGACGTAGCAGCAGCATCAGAAGACAAGACTAGCTTTGTTTGGGATACTACAGCTTCTGGTGTTAGATTCGAGAAGCAACTTAAAGACCTACTTGCTAAAAAGTATAAGGTCTATATGGTAATGGTTTATACTCATCCAATGATCTCTTATATTTCTAACTTTTCTAGAGTAGAAAGAATGGTTCCTGCAGATGCAGTTTTTTCAACTTGGAGAAATGTATATCAAAAAATTGCTGAATACGATAAATTATTAGGAGGTAATCTTTCTATACACGTTAGTGATAGAGGAGGTAAATTTAAAAAAGAAGTAGAAGGATTTGATACAGCAGCTAAAAACGGATTGAGCGGTGTTAAAGACTACCTAGAAAAATATAACCAAAAACAAGGAATTGGCGGTTCATCATTCTTTAAACCAGTAGAAATGTCTACGGAAGAAGAAGAAGAGTTTAACAAGCACGTAGGTAGTGTTGATTGGGATAAAGATAATAGATCAGAAGATAAAGCTATTAAAAACGCTTTCCTTAAAGCATACAGAAAGAATGGAGTAGGTCCTGGTCAAGATAAACTTAGAGACGAAGTAAAAAAATATAGAGAGAAAAAAGCAGTAAGAGATCAAAAAGCTGACGAAGTTTTAGACAATATAGTAGATATGATTTACAGTCCTAAGTTTCAAGAGAAATTAGAACACTCTACTCCTAGAGAAATAGATCAAAAAGTACAAGCATTTTTAGCATGATAGCATTATACCCAGGAGCATTTAAACCACCTCATAGAGGACATTTTAACGTTGTCAAAACATTACTTGACGGTTCGTATAATGGTGCTGTGTATACTAAAGATGACTATAAAGAAAAAGGAGCTGCTTTAATGAGTGGCACCAGTGATAAAAAACCTAAGATAGATAAGGTTATTGTTTTTGTTGGTGCAGGTGAGAGAAACGGTATATCAAAGGATGAGTCGATGTCTATATGGCAGATGTACGCTAAGCATTTAGGAAATGTAGAGATACAAGACGGACAAAAGAATCCAATGTTTGCTGCTAAAGATTATGCTGTTGCTAACTCAAAAGAAGAGTTTGTTGCAGTTACTGGAATAAGAGGAGAGCAAGATTTTGTAGACTTGAGAAGAGTCACAACATTTAAAAATGCTCCTAACGTACAAGGATTAGCATTAGCCTCTTCTCCTAAAGATGCAGTTAGAGCTACTGATTTTAGAAAAAGTATTCTTTCTGGTAACTTAGATAAGATTATCGACTTCTTTCCTCCAGAACTATCTAAAGAACAAATAATGTCCATACTTACAGACCTTAAAGATAAAATTGTTGCTGAAGTATTATCAAACAATATTGATGGATTTATAAATGAGTACTTTGGTATAGAAGAGAATTGTGGTTGCGGTAAAAACCCTTGTGAGACTTATGGCATACAGGAAGATAAAAAAGAAGTACCTGAATTAACTAAGCATATCGGCTCTATTTTAGAGTATATGCTTGATAAAGGTATGAACATACAGCCGTTACCTGAAGTTAAAGTTAGGTACGATGAAGACAACGCTAAAGACTTTTTCGGTAAAACAGCATATTATGATCCTAATAATAAAGAAATCGTTTTATATGCAACCGATAGACACCCTAAAGATATTTGTAGATCATTTACTCATGAGATGATTCATCATATACAAAATCTAGAAGGAAGATTGACAGATGTAAAGACATCAGATACTACTGCAGATGAAGGACTACTTAAATTAGAGCAAGAAGCATACTTACTAGGGAATATTACTTTCCGTAACTGGGAAGATGGAATAAAAAATAATGTTGATACAGTTAAAGAGACTATAACAGAAGGTAAGTACGATGCTATTACTACCTACCTTACCAACAAAAGTATTGAAGCAGTAAAAATGGCTCTTAGAAAAAAACTTCATCATTATAAAGAAGGACATTTTGGAGATCCTAAAACTACAGATGCTCAAGTAGCTCTAAAGAATGCAGCCGACGAAGTATATCCTATTTTAATTATGGACATACCGGACGATATAGATAAAAAGTTTCAAAAAGAAACAGACTTAGAGTTTGACTATGACCTTAAAGTAATTTTCGCTAAAGGTGTAAACTCTATAATGAGAAATGGAGGAGCATATAAAGGAGGTGAAACTAAAGGAGGTTGGGTACAACCAAAGATAGAATTAGAATTTGTTCTTGACCCTTATAATTTCCCTAGAGACTTTGAAGAACTATCAAGTCAAATTACTGATGTGCTAAGACATGAAATAGAACACTTAACTCAAGCAGGCGGTAACGAAAGAGGTAAATCCTTTGACAAAGACGCTCAGTTTAGAGGAGAGTTTGGTACTGAAGAGGAGATGAGATTCAGAACTAAAATTAGAGATGGCATTGTAAAAAACGGAATGAAGTATTTAACTTTACCTTCTGAAATAGATGCTAACATACAAGGTCTTTATTTAACAGCTAAAAAAGCTAAAAGACCATTCGTTGATATTGTAGATCAATATTTATATCAATTTACAGATCAATACAACGATAAAGGAGAACCATTTTTAACTAAACAAGAAGTTGAAGATGTTAAAAGAGTATGGGGCTTAAGACTTAAGTCACTAGGAATAAAACAAAAATTATAAAGGTTATGGGAAAATTAGTAGATTTATTAGAAGCGTATCCGCTTCCTGAAGAAAAGAAAACACCGCCGTATAAAATATACTGCGATATGGATGGAGTACTAACTGACTTCGAAAAAAGATTCGAACATTTTAGTGGAATGCATCCTCAAGAATATGAGAAAGCAAAAGGAACTCCTGCATTTTGGGAGCTTATTGATGTTAAAGTTGGAGTAAGGTTCTGGGTAGGAATGGACTGGATGCCTCAAGGTAAGAAACTTTGGGAGTTTATTAAACCATATCAACCAGACTTACTTACGTCTCCTTCAAGGCATGATAATTCTAGATTAGGAAAAAACTTATGGGTTAAAAATAATCTTAACCCTAAACCAAAAACAATATTTGCATATTCTGCTGATAAACAGAGATATTCAAGAGAAAATGCTATATTAATAGATGATAAAAAGTCAAACATAAAAGAATGGGCTTCACATGGCGGCATAGCAATAAGATGTAAAGGCGGCGATGTAGATAGCGTTATAGAGCAGTTAAAAGAACTAGGTTATGAGTAAAGAATCTCTACTTAAAAAAGAGTTTAAACATTCAGATGTACAGAGAGTAAGGAATATAGTTAAAAAAGATTTTACTGCGAAAACTAAATTGCAGTCAGGTTATTCTAAAGCTCACAGATCACATAAAGAAGGTGACATATGGGAAGAGTCGGGTAAGACTTGGACTATAAAAAACGGTATTAAGCAGAATGTAACTAAACTAGATGCTGCTAAAAAAGCAGTTAGAGTACCATTAGCATGCCCTAAATGTGGCGGTAGTATGAATCACCGTATACATAAGAAAATGTATAAAATACATGGGTTCTGCTTTGACTGTACTATTAATTATGAGGCTGAATTAAGAAAAGCTGGTTTGTTTGATAAGTACGAAAAAAGTATGATTCAAGGAAATATGAAAGCTTTTAGCAAGGACCTTTCTGAATGGGTAGATATGTATGTACAAAGCACACAAACTTTTGTAACCGAACAGGGTGTAATAGAAGACTGGAAAGGAAACGCTAAAGCACAAAATGACAAGGTATTGAATAACTTAAAAGAATATCTTGCAATTATTGACGACCACCTAGATTAAGTCTATTTATTAGTAAGCACCAAGTACCATACTTAACAATTAAATAGAATGACACAAAGAGAAATTTTAGATTCCCTTTTATTAGAAATTAAGCATATAAAAAATCATATGCCTAATGGAGAGTTAAAACAAATGGCCAGAGATTTCGAAAATATGAAAGAAGATTTATCTGATCTAAAGTACACATTACTTAATCCAGAGAACGGAGTAATTGTGAATACGAATAAAAATACAGATTTTAGAAAAAAAATCGAATCGGGTGAAGAGAAGTTTCAACAACAAATCATAGAAGTTGAAGATCTAAAGAGATGGAAAAACGGTGTTAATAAAGCATTATGGATTCTATTTACAGTAGTTGCTGGAATTATTATTCGAATGCTTGTTATACATTCAGATAAAATTCAATAGCATGAAAAACTTTATACAAGCACTTAAAGAACTACAAGAAGAAAAACCAGGACTTTGGGCTAATATTAGAGCTAAAAGAGCTAGAGGAGAAAAACCTGCTCATAAAAATTCTAATGCTCATAAAGATGCAGTTAAAGCTGGTAAGAAGATTAATAAAAATAAGTAATGACTAGACTTACGTTAGCACAGATGATAGGTGAAATACTTGCTACCGAAAACTTCAAAGACGGAAAGAAAAAAGGTAAGTCGAGACCCGGTCGTGTAAAAAAATCTGGTGCTAGCTGTAAAGGTTCTGTATCTTCATTGAGAGCAAAAGCAAAGAAGTACGGAGGTGAAAAAGGTAAAATGTACCACTGGTGTGCTAACATGAAAGGTGGAAAAAAATAAGTTAATGGGAAATGAAATTATCAAATAACACATTAAGGGAGGAAGCATACTTTTTAGATCCAACGGAAGAAATAAAGACGTTAAAAGACCCTCACTGTGTAGACTTATTTGATCAAAACGGTTACCATCTCACTAAAGCAGAACAAGCATTTTTAACCTACAATGGATATGATCCTATTATAAGAAGACATGAAGATTGTTTAAGACATGATTGGCTTCTCTGTGATAAAAAATCTGGAGCTCATATAAATCACTCTGACTTATTCGAAAGAAAAGGATTTAAATCAGCAGCATTAGAACAAATAGAATATATTGCTAGCGAATCAAATCCTATGTTATATAAATTAGTTAAAATGAAACCGAAGTGGGGCATTGATATCTCTATTGATTATGTCTCTAAAGATGCAGTTTTTGAAGTTTTCCATTACGAATGGGATTCTTTTAACTATGAAGCAGTTATGGAAAAAAAAGAAGAAATCGAAAACTTAGTACTCAGACTAGACTGGGATGAGGTTGCCAGAGATATCTGGGATTTAAAAGATGAATGGTATCATCTCGATTTTTTTGACCAAACTACTTGGCGTACTAACTACTTCGG